ATTTATAGCTTGATAATAATAATCTTGATGATCTAAACTGTGTCCTGGTTTTTTCTTTAGCTTGTTAATATTTTTAATCATTTCTTCTATTTGTTTAGCCTTAGCCTTTTTAATCAGCCTAGCAATCTCGCTTCTTTGTCCTGGTGTAAAGTGGTTCATAATTATTCTAGCTCGCTCCTTAGCCTTAGCCTTTTTAATTAGCTTAGCGATATATTGGTTTTCTTGTTGGTTAAAGTGTTTCATAATTCTTTTTGAAAATCTGATAATTTTTTAGGCTTATTTACTTTAATGTTATTTTCAATCCATTCATAATATTCATCTCTGGTGCAGTTGCACGTCCAAAGATAAAACCTAAATGCTAATTCGCTTAAATGATGTTTCATTATTCCTTTCTGTAAATGCTATTTTTTACTGACTTCATAGTTGAGTGAAAAGTTCTTGCGTCCACATCTAATCTATTATTGAAGAAGTCTTTTTCTATTCTCTCTATCTCGTCATTGGTTTCAAAGATAAAAGTGACCCTTCTACCCTCTTTATTCCTATCGTGAGGTGAGTATCCTAGCGTCATTAGTGCTGATACCAGTCCTAGATCGCTTATTGATTTAAAGTTCATGTCTGATCTTTTCATTATAATTTTCCTAATTTTTCTAGTTCTTTAATAGCCCACGAGTCATTAACCCAATCCTCGATAAACATAGCGTACTTGATATTACCAGTCCACTTGACGTGTTCGTTAGCTTCAAACATTGGCAGTGAATGATCCTTTTTCCAGTTTTCCATAGCCTTCATGTATTCACTAATGGCGTGGTCAACGTCTCGCTTCATCTCTCTTGTTTGAAAGATTTGCATATCAGACCTCAAGTCTTCGGCGCTAATAACAGTGACAGCATAATGATCAACGCCCATAGCTAGAGCATATAAACAGGCTTGGATCTTATAATGCCAGTCAATACCAGTTTTTTTAATGCGTTTCATTTTCATATTAGTCACTGATTTGATCTCATTAGGAATTATGCCTTTCTTGGCTTGCATTTTGTCGGTATCAATAACCGAGTCAATATAGCCAACACAATCTCTATACTCTACAAAATCTTGACCATCTTTAGCTTTAGGCTCTACTAAGACGCCAGCCTCTCTTAATTGGGTAACATACCATTCCTCAACATCAACGCCACGTTTAAACTTTGCTAGAGTATAGGCGTCAAACTCTTTACGGGTTGCCCCTAAGTTCTTGAGTAGTTGCCACCTAACAGGCTGATAAAGCATAGAAGCTGATAGCTTCCCACTTGATTTGTGATCGCTTTCTCTCTCTTTATTGAGTCTGATTAGCTCGGCGTCAATATGTTTGTTCACAAATGTATCTATAATTGGCATTTAATCCTCCTTAATTCTATTTACTAAATCAATCGCCTCAAGTAGTCCATTTGTATAGCCTTGAGCTCTTGTATAATAAGAGTACAGGACGGCATATCTTCCAATATCTGCTGTATCAGCTCCCTCATACTCTCTTTTTGCTATATCTTCTTTTAACTTTGCTATTTCTAGCTCTTTTTTTAATAGTTCTAAAATGTTTTCTTTCATTGTTTTATTTTCCTTTTGTTCTTCTTCACAAATTTCTTCGTGTTCTACTTCATAATCTTGATCGTATTGTTTGCCACAATTAGGACACATAGCTATACTCATAAAATCTCGCTTTCTTTGCTGTCAGTTGGTACTATTGAGTCATATTCTGTACAAGTATCAATTCTTTTTGGCTCTTCTGGGTCTAAGCAACCATTAGTACACTCAAAATAAGGCTCATGGCTACCTAGATCGCCATCATCTTCCCAGTGATCGACATAGATCATCTCTGATCCACATTTCTTGCAATATTGTTTTTGTAATTTGTTTTTCATCTTTTCATCTTTCATCATTAACTAATAATAACAGACTGTTCGTCATTTGTCTAGTGGTTTAGCTTTCTTTTTTTGTGTAATGGTTGCATACCACTTGGCTACTGCCTTGATATTAACTTTATCTCGATATTTATTGTTATCGCCATCGCATAACATTTCGATTATTTTTTCTATTTTCATTAGTATGTTCCTATCGTGTCTAGTTCAAGCATTATGTTTAATAATTCTTTTTTATCATCTTCATTTTCTGTGTTGTTGGCTTCTCTTGCCAGCAAGTCGATGAGTTTGTTATAGGTGTCTATTTGTAATTTGCTCATTTTTTCCCCTCTGGCACACCTGCCCATTGTAATAATAAATTATTGTCTGTGTCTATATACTCGGCTAAATCTTGAAGTTCTAGGATTTCGTCTTGACTTATTCTTTCGGCTTCTATTTCGCCCATTAAATATTCCAGTCTGTCTTTAATTATTGGATAGACGCCTAAGGCTTTACAGGCTCTTATATGTTTATTTTGCATTATTTTAATTTGCCTCCTCATTATATAAATAAATATCTATGCTTTCGCCTTTGTCGGTTTCATAAGTCCAATTAAAGCTTTTACCCTCCATTAAGTCCTGTAAATCTTCTTCGCTAAACTCAATCTTTAATTTTTGATTGTCTGGCATTATTTTAACCCTTTCAATCTAGTTTCTAACTTCTCGGCTCTGTTTACTAACTCTAAAATCTGGTCTAAAAAATCGCTTTCATTTTTGCCTAGCCAAAAATCGCTGCTAAGAATAATATTAAAACCTAGCTTGTCGCTGTAACAGTCTGCCTGCTTAAAGTAATCGTACTCGCCGACTTGGATATCAAGCAAGCAAATCTCTAGCACCTCATAGACTGCTCTAGATAAATAGTTGTTAATTATGTCATCGCCTATGGTCTGCTCTATGGCTTCTGATAGCGTGCAATCTGCAAAACTGTCCTTGTTATCAGTAAAATATTGCTCTAACTTGTTTTTTAATTGTGTTTTTGTCATTTTAGTTTTCCTTTGCTGTACCTAATATTTTATATATTCTTTCAAAAACTACTGGCAAAATCTTCTCGTTTATCTTTTTGGCAAGATACTTGCTTTGGATTGTTTTTTCTGTTGCCTTGCTTGTTGAGATGTGACAACCGCCACGTTCAAACATTTGAGCTGATGCGCCAAGTGTATAAAACTGTTTAAGTAGTTCGGCAAGTTCCCAACCCTCTGACTCGGTGAAAGTTGTTTTAACAAGTCTTGAATTATCGCCACCAAACCAATCAGAGTAAAAATCTGTTGCATGCTCGTGGCTTGCAATATCTCTACTACATTCTGGTGCATTGTTGTTGCTATAGCTTTCTATATAACCAAAGCCCCAATACCAGCCACAATCCCATCTGGCAGACTCTAAAAAGTATTTTGTGCCTTCATTATCAGTGCCCAATAAATAGGCTTCTTTGCCAAACTTGTGCATACGCTTTTTATCGTGAAGCACATTAACAGGCTCTAGAGTCGTACCTTGTCCTTCAACCATAAAAAGCTTCTGGTGCGTGCCGTCTGCCTTAATAGTCTTGTAATCTTTTGGGGTTTTATCCCATTCGCTTTGAGTTATGTTTTTCATAGTTTTATCTTTCTGCCCAATATGGGCTTGTACTAATTTTATTACTATTTTATATTCCGTTCTGTTCTACCTTATTACTATTGATCTTGCCCTCTTTACTGATCCAATCGTCTTGAATTAAGGCGTGAGCAGTATGTCCATAGCTTCCTTGAAGCTCCCAAGCTCTACCGCTCTTAATTAAAAATGAGAAAAGTTTTAGGGTTTTGAGGTCTGACAGTTCGCCAGACTCATACTCCATCATTGTGCCTATTAGGTCTTTCATTATCTGATCCCTTCATTCATAATACTTTGATATTTATTTCTAATCGTCATAGCGGTAGAGCCTGAAACCTTGCAAGAATAAAAATGCAAGTTCCTTAAGCAGTTCACACAGAGACTTTTTTCAATTAGCCCGCTCTCATAGTCTGAGACTATGCTTTGCATTTCATTTAAAAAATCTGTTTGTGTTTGTAGTTTTGCCATATTGCTTGCCCTTCTTTTAATCAGGCTCGGGTCTGGTGTTTGTAATTTGTGTTAATGCGTCCAGTTGCCCGAGCTTGATTGTTAATGTATACATATTATAAGTTGGAAACATGTATAATGCAAGAGCAGTTTTAGTAGCAAGAAATTGACAGCAACAACAAAAAGCTATAAGCTATTTAGATATGAAGAAAACACAGCAAAACAAGGGCAAGAGCAACAACGATAGCAAGAAAGCAATTAAGAACGGAAAAAGCACCACTGGCGAGCTTGTAGAAGTAAAAAAAGAAACGATCAACGCTAACCACTTTAGAAAACCTAAACACCCCAATTCTTTGAAAATGACGCCGCAACGCAAGCGAATGATAAACGAGTCAGTAAACGCGCTTATCTCAAGCAATTTCAACAAAGAGAACGCAAGTAAATTGCTGGGTATATCAGTCCAGGCCTTGTATGCCCGTTTTAAGAGGTATCCCCAAATTGCAGATCAGGCAGATTTTTACAATAAACAAGTGATAAAAATGACTAAACAAAAAATAGAACAATTTAGTGAAAGTAGTGCAGATAATGTTATCAGTTTAGCAACAAATGCTAGTAGTGAGAATGTCAGACTTAACGCTAACCTAGAGCTACTAGATCGTGCAGGGATAACGCCACCTCAACAACAGCAAACAAGCGTGCAGGTTAATGTACTTAACGCTATGAAGAAACAGAGCACAGATTACGATATATAACTGCTCGAGGCAGGAGTGGCAGACGTGAGGTACCCCTATACTGGCCCTACAGGTGCCCCTACCCCAAATCCACCAGTAAAGACGGGTGGGTCCCCCCTTTTTAAGTGGATGTTAATTTGTGTGAGGGGTGAAAGGGTACCCACACGCAACATTGAACCATAAAACAATACGTCATCATAAGATAGATTATAAGCCTCTGAGCGTTACCCCTTCGGGGTGGAGTAGTTGTTTGCATTCTTCGGGTGTGAGCCGGATTTCATCCGTTTTGTATGCAAAAAGAAAGAAAAGTAAACAAAAGAAAGAACATTTTTATCTAACCAAAGTGGGGGAGAGGTTTGCAAGAGGAATTTTTCCAGAGCAAAAAGGTACCATCAACAATGTATCTGGTGATTTGGAAAATTTTTATAGTTGTGTCTCAAGTTTGAGTTTGAGAGCCAGGAGTTCGTCAGCTGTCTTCTTTGGCGCGTTTGGGTAGTCCTCTATCATCAACACTGCCTTTGCGAAGACCTCAGGGTATTCTGTTTCTAACCAGTGGCTTGCCTCTATCGGGTTTTTATGCCACCACTGGAGGTGACAGTGCATACAGAGGGTTTTTAGGTTCCAGGAGCAGAACTCGTAGTTGGGACACTGGCCCTTCGGAATTATATGGCTGCAGTGAAGGGCGCTAGAGCCTGGCAATTTTTTACCACAGTGCCAACAGGTGTAATTGTCTCGTTTTTTAATTGTTGTTGCCACCACTTTCCAAAGTTGGTCTTTAAGTTTTGTGATTGTGAATTTTTTTGCCACATAATCAGAGTAGCATAGTTTTGTAAGAAACGAAAATCGTTTGCCGCTAGGCAATGGAGCTTTGGAAGCGAAGCGACAAAGCGACAAGATTTGAGTTTCGACAAAGTATTGCTCTTGACAATTTTAAAACCTAATGCGTATAATGCCCATATCACCTCTAACACAAGTGACACCTTAACACTCGATACGATTTATCAGTTTCTCAGCTCCATAGGATCTTCGAAGCCTTCTAAATCCTCATCGAAAGTAAGCACAAACCAAGGAGTGACTGGGGGTTCTAGGGGGGATATAGTTTGATACACTTTATATTTTTTTCCCCAAGACAAATATCCTATAATCGTTCAAAAATATACTCTTGACACCTATTCTGTTTCTGTGTTATTGTAGTTATGTACTAAGTTATTTAACAAATAAATAAACTCCTTTTTATTCACAGTAAATCGGCAAGCCTAGTTGAAGCGGCTTATCCAGAAAAGAGGTCATTTTTTTTGTAGAAAAAACTCTTTCGACCCCCCCACAATAGCTTCAACACTATGACCTTTATGGAGTGGGGGGATCCAAGGAGTTTTTTTATTTAACAAAGCAAAAATGGTAAAACAAAACAACATACCACAGGAAATGAAGGACATCCCTAATTGGATCTGTTGGAAAAAAGAATGGTTGCCTAAAGATGAGCGCTGGACCAAAGTTCTTTACAACGCAAAAACTGGGTCTCTTGCCAAATCCAATGATAGTTCGACATGGACCTCGTTTAACAACGCTTTTGAGGTCTTTGGTGGCGGTGGATATACCGGAGTTGGCTTTGTCTTCACTGAGGAAGCAGGTATTGTTGGTTTAGACCTAGATCACTTGAAAAAAAGCCCTGAGCGAGAAGCAGTAGCAAAGGATCTTATTAAAAAATTTGATACTTATACTGAAATTAGCCCATCTGGCTCTGGCTACCATCTATATTTTAAAGCTAAGAAAAAATTTAAAAAGGGAAAGGGGCTTAGAAGCGAACCAATTTTCGGAGAGGAAATTGAAACCTATTCGAAAACAAGATTCTTCACTGTTACTGGAAATATTTATGGCGATAAAAAAACTGTAGAAAATCGCCAAGAATACTATGACTGGCTTGGAAAAAAATATTTTACCAAAAAAGAAGTTGAGCAAAAAAGTATTGCACCAACAGAAATAATCCACTTTGAGGATCAAGAAATTATTAACAAGATTACTAGGGCAAAAAACTCTAAAAAATTCTTAGACTTATATAACAACAGGAATTTAAGCGACTATCCAGAGTATTTTAGAGATGGAAAACTAGATTTATCATCAGTTGATATGGCCCTTGCTGGAATTTTAGCATTTTGGAGTAGTGATCGAGAACAAATTAGACGAATAATGATGACTTCTAAGCTTGTTAGAGAAAAGTGGAACAGACCAGACTATCTTTATCGTCCAATAGATGAGGTTTTATCAAGTCCTGGCGAAAAATACACTCCGCCGATAGAAATTGGACCAGCACCAAGGCTGGTTGAGCAAGAAGATTTTAAAACAATAGAATTTAATGACTTGCCAGATACCTGGGATGACGAAGAATGGATTGTTAAGGATTTATTTTGCAAAGGAGGGTTGTTTAACTTCTCCGCCTACAATAAAACTGGTAAAACAGCGTTCTTAACCTGTTTTTACAAGGCTTTAGCCGATAATGACGAGCAATTTGTTGGTAAAGACATCAAGAAAACCAAGATTTTACATATTTCAGAGGAATACGAGCGTTCCTGGATCAAAAAGAAGCGAGATTTTGGCAAAGCTGATGTGACATTGGCAATGAATCCATTTCCAAAGAGCAAAAGTGTTGATGAATGGCGGCAAAGACTTGATATTGTGCTTAAAAAGTGCAAAAAAGAAGGTTTTGAGATGGTGGTCTTTGATACCATTGACCAATTTTGGGGAGTAAACGAGGAAAATGATGCAGTTGATACCAGTACTAACATTGAGGCTCTAAGAATTTTAACGAAAGAGGGCATTTGTGTTGTGTCGGTACTTCATACTAGGAAAAATGGTGGAGTTGTTGGTAAAGACACTAGAGGTTCTGGCGCTATTAACGATAAAGTTGATGGCTTAATCTCTTTTTCCAGAGTTGATGAAGAAGATATTACCAATAACAAGAGAATTTTATCAGTTGGCAATGGCAGGTTTTATGACGAGCCATATGTTTGGGTGGTTGAGTTTGATACCACCACTAAAAAATACTCCTTTGTTGCCAACAACACATTTGAGGCAAAAGAAAAAGAGGAAGAAAAGAAACTTATGGATTTTATTCCAGTGCAAGAGGCAGAAGCTATGAGTTCATCGCAAATTTATAAAGAAATGAAGGAGTCTGATATTGCACACTATGGTCACACAAAAATAAAGAGGATTTTATCTAATTTACTTAATAAAGACATTGTTTGCAGAAAACCTGTTGGGAAAACAACTAAGTTTTGGAGAAAATTCTTATGATTAACTTTAGCAAAGAGTGGTATGCAAAAGTTGAAAAGCTTTTAAGTCTTAAAACGATGAGCGAAATGAATAAAAACCAGCTGTTAGCCGTTAAAGCAGCCTATTCAAATATTGTTTTTGAGTTCGAGTTGAGGAGAGCTAAATTTTATAGCAAAGAATATCAAAAATATTATAGAGAGTTTAAGAAGGCGGAGGCGATGTTAAAAGTAAGAAATGAATTTAAAAAATTAGTAATAGAAAGTTTATTCTAAGAAAGGAATAAAATGCCAAGATCGAGAGTTGAAAAAAGAATTTTTGAAGATGGTGTCGAGGTGCAGTTTACCAAAAAATATCTCGACTATAACAATATAGACGTAAAAGGACATCGAGGAGGAGTCATCACTGGTTTTTTTAAATTTGATGATGGATACAAATATAGGGTTAGGGTTCATCAAACAAAAAAGCAATGGACTGGATATAACAGATATGTTTTTAAAAAAAATTTAGTAATGCCATCTAGGCTAGATGGTTTTTTTCTACCAAAAAAAGAGGTTGAAGAAGAACCGAAAAAGTAGTATAATAAAAGGGTTGTTTAATTACAATAAGTCGCAAAAAAAACAATCCATACAAACAACACAATTTGCGCAAAAAGAAAGGGCATTATGCCATTTTTCCCAGACGAGGTTAAGGTTGAATCCACCTCACGTTATACTAAGTTCGCTAATGGTACTACCACCGTTAGAATGTTTGGCGAACCATTTTTCTACTACGAAACTTGGTTAGACAAAGATGGCGGCGGCAGAACCCCAAAGCGTTTTGCTCTTGATAGCGATATTCCAGTTTCAGAACTAGGCCCAGATGGTGTCAAACAAGTTATGAGCATTGTTGTTTATAACTATGGTGACAAAGCCATCCAGGTTATGTCTGTTAGCCAGAAAACTATTCTAAAAGCCATTAAAGGCTATAGTCAGAATAAGAAATATGGTGATCCAACAGGATATGACATCAACATTAACAAAGAGGGTGAAGGAAAGCAAACCAGATATACTGTTATTGCTGATCCTAAAGAAGATGTTAGTGATGAAGTCCAAAAAGCTTATGACCAAGAGAGCATTGATCTTGAAATGTTGCTTTTAAACGGAGACCCATTTGGTATCTCTAGTAAAAAAGCCACAGTTGGTAAAGATGAAATTGCATTTTAATAGTTACCGCTGAAAATCAAAGAGCCAGGCTTAAAACCCCTGGCTTTTTTGTACCTTTATTTAAATTTGTGCTATAGTTATTTTTATGGATGCCCAAATGGGTTTTAAACCCGGTTATAAAAAATTTATTGAAGACTTCTTTCAAATCATAGACAAAGAGCAAAAGATTGTTGATTTTAAGCTTAATGCTATCCAAGAGAAGTTCGTCAGTCACGACTCAAGCACAAAAAGAGATGTTATTTTAAAAGCTCGCCAGCAGGGTTTCTCGTCTATCATTTTGGCAATATTCACCGTTGATTTTTTAATCAAAAACAATACTCGCAACATTATTGTTTGTGATGAAAAAGAAAATGCTGAGGAAATGCTTGAAAAAGTTAAGTTTTATATTGAGAGTTACGAATACAAGATGAATGACAAGCACAAGGGCTTTAAAGTTCCCCTTAAATACTCAAGCAAGTACGAGCTTTACAATGAATTCACGAAAAGCCGTTATACTATAGGTACTGCATTAAAGACCGAATTTGGTCGAAGCAAAACCATAACTAATTTGCACCTCTCTGAGGCTGCTTTCTATAGAAATATGGAAAAGTTATTGGCTGGAGCTATGCAGGCGGTTGTTCCTAATGGGCGTACCATTATTGAAACTACTGCTAACGGCTTTAATTATTTTAAGAACTTTTGGGATAGATCTGTAAGAGGGGAAACTGGATTTAATTCAATTTTCTATAAAGGCAGTGAATTTTATTCAAAAGAGCTGTTAGAACAAAAGAAAAAAGAATTAGGCAGACAATTTAATCAAGAATACCCAGAAACAGCCACTGAGGCATTTATTACCTCTGGTGAATGTTATTTTGACGGAGAGGCATTAGAATGGTTAATAAAAAATGCTGTGACCCCACAGCCGTTTAATTTAGGAATAATGTGAAGAAAATAAGACAATTTAGAGAGATTGAGGTCGGAGAGTTCTTTGTTGTTGGTATTGATACCAGTGCTGGTGGTTTAGATTATTGTGCCGCTCAATTTATATCGGTAGATAGGCTAGATGTGCCTCTTGTTTATCATAGCAAGCTTTTAGCAACAGAAATGACTCCAGACATTGTCAGAATCCTTGAAAGACTCTACGACATCACTGGAGTAAAGCCTGTGGTAGCTTATGAGCGTAATAATGGCGGTGTTTTTGAAATGGAGCGCCTGGCTCGTTTAAATAAGAAGCAAAAATTCAAGCCATATCAAATGATTCAATATGGTCGCAACAAAGATCAGAAAACAATGATGAAACTTGGTTGGGATACCAATAGCGCTACCAGACCAAAGATGTTAAGTGACTTAAAAGAAGCAATCGACTCAAAATTATTTAGAGTTTATGATTCTCCAACGATAGAGGAGTTATTTTCTTTTGTTGTCATACAAACAAGTGGATCTTGGAGGGCGGCTGCCGAAACTAACGCTCACGATGATCTAATTATGAGTTTAGCAATCGCCTGGCAGCTTTATCACACAGAATCTAAACCAGAATCATCTGAAAAAAAGAGAGTTGTCTCTTTAAATAGGTTTAGAACAAAAAGATGGGCAATATAAACAGACTATCAAAAGCTCGTTATGGTTGGACCAAATATGGAGGAGCCAGACAGGGGCTGGTTAAGCAAAATGGTAACTGGTATTGTCAGGCTTGTGGGAGAGAACACCCTGATTCAATGCCAGCCTATATGATGTGTGTTGATAATGGTCAATTTAGAGAGTTTGTTAGGCTTTGTGCTGGATGTGAGAACCTAGTTAAGGTTTTTAACATTAAAGACTTCGACCAATTAAAAGAAATTGTTAAGAGAAAACCTCAATGGATTAGATTTAGCATCATTTTTAAAGAAATTGGGCTTGAAAACCTCTAACTAAAAATCCTATAGTGCTTTTATATGAAAAACGACAAACAAACTGGCAAAAAGTCTTCAAGTGAAGAAACTAGCAAGTTATACAACGAGCTAAACGAACATTTCGTCCAATGGAGTGAGGATAATGAAACCAGAATGACCCGTAAGCACGGCTGGAATGAAATTACTCGAGCTTATTGGGGTAAACTGCCAGAGGACTGGCCATATATCTCAAAAATCACCGATCCTAGAATTAGAACCTCAATTATTGAAAAAGATGCTCGTTTACTCAACAAGAAACCAAAGGGCAAAGTAATTCCACGTGGAGATGGTGCCAACATGATTAAAGCATCGGTTCAAAACGCTGTTTTAAGTCAACAATGGGATAATGCCACCTTTGGTGGAACAATGCAGGAAAAACTAATCATTAGTTCTCAGGATGCTAGACTTTATTCAAGTAAATTCGCTTATGTTTACTGGAGAGAAGTTTTAAACAATGATGGCGAGGTAACTTTTGCCGGAAATGAGTTTCAGCCCTGGGATATTAGAGATTGTGGAATGGATGCTAAAGCAGATCACGTTAGAAACGCTAAATGGTTCCAACACAGAGAGTGGTTTTATATTGAAGACCTAGAAGATGAAAATAAAGCAGCCGGCAAGACAATCTGGAAGAATTTACGCAAAGTAAAATCTAAAATGAACAGCGATGAATTTAAAGTCTCTGATCGAAAAGACAATGTGAGAACAAGTCAGGTTTTATCGATTCAAGGCTTGCCAGATAGAATCGGTGAGGATAGTTCTTACCCCGTGATTGAAGTTGTGACTGAGTTTAGAGAAGATAGGTGGATTAGTTTCTCAACTCGCTATGGCGAGATTGTTAGAGACATTAAAAATCCAAACAAACACGGAATGATCCCAGTTTCTCAACTTAGATATTATCCAATTCAAGATGATGCACTCGGTGAGAGTGAAGTCGAACCAGTGATCTCTCTTTGGTTAGCAATTCAAGCAGTTCTTTGTGGATACCTAGATGAAATGATCTTAAAGATGCGACCTCCACTAAAAATTGTTGAAAACAGTGTCAGAATCGAAACTATTGAATATGGACCAGAAGCCCAGTGGCTAATGGATAATCCAGATGCGGTAACAGAGATGCGAGGTAATGGTGAGGCTCAGCGTTGGTTTGAGACTACTTACGCAGCTCTTGTTAGCGCCTTTAACACTGCAATGGGCGATTTAAGTCAAAACACTTCGTCAGCAGATATGTTTAATGGTGAAAAGACTGCTACTGAAATTAAGCAGGTTGCTAAACAACAGAATGCTAGAGACCAGAGAAACCAGAATGAACTTAGTGACTTTATTACAGATGTTGTCACGATGTGGATTGGCAACAACAAACAATATTACTTCTCAGATCCTAAAAACCAATCAAAGATTATTGATCTCATTGGTCAGGAGCAATATGAGGAGTTCCAGAATCTTGGTTTGTCAGATATGACTTTCCCAGACGAATCAATGGATATGATCCAGGGAATAATGGAGCAATCAAACTACGAGATTGGCGATGGCCAACTGGCAGATATGATGGATGCCTCAATGATCCCAGAACATCCATTTGTTGAAAATCCTGAGGAAGAAGATTTAAGTAAATTGCTTGTATCACCAAAACTTGAAGTTGATGAAAAACAAAATTCAGCCAAACTTCACGTGGTACCTCAAGATTTTGATGGTAACTTCTCTTACATTGTTGACGTCAAGTCAATGGAAATGGGAGCTAGTGAGGAATATATAGCATCAAGACAACTTGGACTCTCAATGATTAAGGATGAAACAATACTTGGTCTGTTGCAACAAGAAGGATGGGTTCCAAAAATTAAAGACTTATTAGTATCAATTTTAAATGAAGGAGGCCTAAATGATAGCCAACGATATTTTAAAAAAGCAGAAGTCGCTCCAGTTCAAGGAGGAGCTCCGGGTCCAGGAGGCGTTCAACCGAATCAACCAGCTGGAGGATTACAAGGAGCACCTGCTCCCCAAGCTCAAGGCGGCGGCAACAAACCTTTGGGTAGACCCAGCCAAGTTCTCGGATCAGCAAGCCTTTTTTAAAGCTTACACCGAATCTTATGGCAGAGCTAAAGCTTATCAAGAAATAATTGATTTGTTAGCGAGTAGTGAGGCTAGAATTAACGCCATTACTAAGGCTATGGATCCAAAGGAGAAATTTGCAATCTAAGTATTTCTTTGAAAAACATAAGAAGATGATCGACAATGACCATCAGGAGTTTGACACTTACCAGGAAAAAACGAAGATTGAATTTAAGAAGTGCCAACACAAAAGATTAGACTTTGTTGGTAATGAACTTAAATGTCTTGAGTGTGGTAATGCCTGGCAAGGCTCTGGTAATGAGTTAAAACAACTCTACGACTTACTAACAAAATAAACTCCACTTGCAAACCTATGCTGATTTTGCATATTATTACTTTTAATGTTGTCGTGTGATGCTCCCACGTTAAACCGAGCAGGAATATTAAAATCAACATAAGGGGGTGCTTCTATGAACGAAGATACCAACGTGCAGGATAAAGAGGCTGAGGGCAACCAGCAACCAGAATTGCACACTGAACAAAAGCCAAACGAGGAAGCTGAACTTCCCGAAGACGCGAATGATCGGACCAGAGAGCAATTTGAAAAGCTCAAAAAGACCAATCAGGAAATGAGCAATAAGCTCAGAGACTTCGAGAATAAAAGTAATGCAGAATCCGTTTTAGACAGCTTAAAACCAAAGGCAGCTCCACAAGCTCCCAATTTTGATTTTAGCTTAAAAACTCCGACAATAGAGCCGGATGAAGAACAGCTAATTGATGAACAGGGATATGTGAACGCAAATGTTTTGCAAAAAAGCATTACTGATGCAAAGAATAGAGCTGAAAAAGCTGAGAGAGAAGCTCAGGCAATCAAAAGCCAGTTTGTGAATTACGAGGAAACTCAACAAACCAAACTAGCCAATGAAAAATACCCAGAGCTAAACCCTCACAGCGACAAGTTTGATAATAACTTCTACAAACTTGTAAGAAATGAGCTAATTGGTCAAATGGCTAACGGAGAGAAGGATGTTGTTAAAGCCGCAGCAGAGGTTAGAAAATACTATAAGGGTCAAACCGAAAGTATTGAAAAACCAGCAGAGCAGAAACAAGATACTCAATCCGATGAAAAACAGCAAATCAATGCTGGCCAGAAAAGATCAGCGCAAACTTCTTATAATGATGCAGAAGAATCACAACTTATAACAGCGACTAGGCTTAACAAAAAAGGAGCATTAGCCGAGCGGTTGAAAAGAGCTGGTTATTAACTAGCATAAGGAATAAACCATATGGCATTTGGAAAATTTGCCGAGCAGGTTGAAATGAGAGAGTCTCTCCTTTCAATTATGCGAGATGTTTCTCCTAACGAAGACAACTATTTGATGTCTAACTTAGGTAAGAGCAGTCCAGCCATGAATACAATTCATGAATGGAATTTATATTATCAATCAAGAGCTACTAGCGCTACTGGATCCGTTGAGGGTGCAATCACTAGCTACGCCGATCTGGATTCCGAGACACGATCAAACAACAGAACCATCATCTTAGATGAACCTGTCCGTTTGTCACGTACTCGTAAATCAATCGCTATGGTAACTGGTGAAGATGCTATGAGCAAAGAAAAAGAGCGTGCACTTAAACGCCTAAAGAGCCAAATGGAATGGGCTACCATCAATGGTAGTTACGCTTCTGGTTCTTCTGGAGTTGCACGTGGTATGGCAGGTATCGATGCTTGTATTTCAAGCAACGTAACTGTTCGTGCTACCGACACCTCTTTTACTGAAACTGAACTTAATGACATCGTCAACGATTCCTACACAGGAGTTGGACACGAATACATTATGGATGTTTTACTTTGTCCTCCAATCATCAAGCGAAGAATCGCTACCTTTGGTACAAATGTTACTCGTAACATCAATGCCTCTGATAAGCGCTTAACTTCTGAGGTGCGTGTTTTTGATGCAGACTTAGGTCCAGCTATCAAAATCATTGCTCACAAAGACGTTACTGCTACTCAAGGAAACCTCAAAGTTTACGGTTTAAGAGAGGATACTTTCGAGTATTCATTCTTAGTCGGAACTGGTGAACCTCACTGGGAAGACAGAGCTACTGATGGAGACCGCGACAATGGTGTATATATCTCTGAATTTACTTTGGTAAGTTTAGCTGAAAAAGCATCGGTGAAGCGATCTGGTTACGCAATAACTCTATAAAGTTATTAAGTAATAGATAGCCAATAGGGCGGGGAGAGTTTGACTTTCCTCGCCCGTTGTTGTTTAATTGGGTTAAGAAATGAATAATCCAATACTTGCCCCTAAAGATCTTAATAAAAATATTTCAATAAAAGGTCAGGACTACGAAATCCTGCCAGACACTGTTAATGAGGCTCTTATGAGTCTTATGTTGGCTTGGGAGAGGCTAGGACAACCAAAAACAGTGTTTAGTGAATCTGGCAACAAGCTGATGCAGGTTATTATCGCAACCTGGAGAGACTTGTATCCAAAAGAGAGCCAAGACTGGTTAAAACTTAGAGCTGAATACCAATTTAGTGAGAAAACAATCAAAGAGCAGGTTAAAGCTCATTCTGGTAGAAGCCTTGCTTCAATTCCCCTTTATATCCACAAAATAATGAAAGAAGTCTTTAAAGACGACAATGAACTCGATAGAAAATATTATCTAAAACTGGTTAAGAAATTTCCAATGTTTAGATTCGCAAACAAGGCTTAATATGAACAAGTCAGCACTTTGTATAATTGTTGAGGGCGATCAAAAGCTTGATGGCTTAAAAATCGCAGTTGATAGTGCTAAAGACTTTGTTGATGAAGTTTGCATTACAGCTAATGGGAAATCCACTACAGAGACAAAGGAATATTGCAAAAAGAACGGCTTTAAGTATTCTTTCCTAGAATGGAAGGACAACTTCGCAGAACAACGGAATTTTAACTTTGCTCAGGCTAGTATAGATGTAGATTACATTTTATGGCTTGATAGTGACGATCAACTTGTTGGTGGAGAGTATCTACCAAAGATTTTTGATCTTGCTAGACGAAAAGAATATGACCAGGTGTTTTTTACCTACTGGTACGGCAACAGATTTGTTGAAGGAAAAGAGAGAAACTATGAGAATCTAATTGATATTGAGCTTTATCATAATAGAGAACGAATAATCAAACGAAATAAAATTAAGTGGGTCGGTCGCTTACACGAGACCCCAGTAGAATTTGATGGATCTAAATTAAACTATACCGGGATTAAACACACGCTAGAAGATCCCCACCCAGTTTTTCCAATAGCCGTGCTTCACCGCGATGCCACGAGACACTCTGATGCCGAAAATGAGGTTAGGGGTGACAGAAATAAGCGCTTACTGGAGAAACAACTAAATGACGAGAGGGAAGCTGGAAAAATAGACCCGAGAACCGTCCTTTATCTGATGAAGATTTACGCCTACTCTAAAAGCGATAGTTTACACAAGAAGTGTATCGCTCTGGGTGAGGAATATTTAACCAAATCTGGTTGGGATGAAGAAAGAGCAACCGCACTAATCTTAGTTTCAAGTTGTTTTTATTATCTTGGTCATTATGAGAGAGCTAAAGCAACACTGCTTGGAGCACTTGACGAGTGGCCACAGAATAAGGAGATTTATCTGGCGCTTGCCAATGTTAGTTTTTCTCTTGGTAAATATGATGATATGAAAACATATATGGATATTGCCAGCGCAATAGAACCAGATAAAAAAACAGCAGGAAATAGAAACATTATTGACTGGAAATTTAAGTCTTTAATGTTAGACCTCAAATATAATCTAAATGTTGTTAAAAAGATTAAAAAAGCCTTTGAGGCAGCGGAGAAAATATATGAAATTGAACCAAGTGAAAAAAACCTCGAGCAACTCAACTACCTCAGCGACCTTTCTGATTACAATGATGCTTGCGAGCATATTGACCTTTTTACTAGGTATCTGGCTAAAGCCAAGCTTTATGATGAATTAAACGCCGTTTTAGATAACTTCCCTGCTAAATTTAAAGAATTACCTTTCTACAACAAGCTAATCAATAGTTATAGCAAGCCAAAAACTTGGGCTGACAATGAAATCTGTTATTACGCCAGTTTTGGTGGAGCTCATTTTGAGAAGTGGGATCCTAGTAGCTTAAAAGATGGTATTGGTGGTAGTGAGACCGCTGTTATCAAGCTGGCTAAAGAATGGACCAGTCTTGGTTTCAAAGTTACTGTTTATGGTGATCCTAAAAAAGAGGGAGTTTACGATGGAGTTACCTACAAGAGTTTCAGGCGTTTCAACCCAAAGGATAGGTTTAACATTTTTATCCAGTGGCGCTCTGGCTTCTTAGCAAACAAGATTGTTGCTAAAAAGTTCTTTGTAGATTTGCACGATGTATTTAGCGAACAAGATTATTTAGACATATTGCCAAGCATTGATAAGATTTTTGTTAAAAGCCAGTATCAACGTAGCTTGGCTCCTAATATTCCTGACGATAAGTTTGTGATTATTAGCAATGGGATTTAATTATGAAAAAGCTTAATTTTTTTTATGGAAGTTCTTATGATAGGTCTTTAGATATTGTTTTGTTTCTGTGGCCAGACATTGTTAAAAAATATCCAGAAGCTAAACTTAATGTTTGCTACGGCTGGGATATGTTTTTGAAAGTTGCCAGTAAAAATCCTGAGCGAATGGAATGGAAAGAAGAAATGGACAGGCTAATGGAACAGCCTGGAGTTATTCACCACGGCAGACTTGGAAAAGAAGAATTAAAAGCCGTTAGAAAAGAATGTGGTATTTGGTTATACCCGACATATTTTACTGAGATTAACTGTATCAGCGCTCTAGAGGCTCAAAAAGATGGTCTTGTGCCTGTTGTTACTAATTTAGCAGCATTAAAAGAGACAGTCGGTAGTGGTTTCAAGATAGAGGGTGACATTAGAGATATAAAGATACTCGAGGAAGTTAAAAAAGCCGTTTTTAGGCTACTAGACGAGCCCGACCTCTGGGAAAAAGAGAGTAAAAAGGCTAAAAAGTTCGCTAAAAGCTACTTTACCAACAAAATTGCTAAAAAGTGGGTGCCATTCTTTGAAAAAGAAGATAAGCAACCGCTAGTAACAATTTACACTCCAACAATTCGTGATGGGTGGTGGAATGTGATGGCAGACAATATCTCAAAACAGACTTACAAAAATATTGAATGGATAATTGTTGACGATGGCAGAGAAGATAGAAGCGAAGTTGCCGAAAAGTACGGACTTGAATACGAAATTAAAATTAAATACCTTAGAGGTAAGAAACGAAAAACTAAACGGACTTATTCTCTAATCAATGCTAACAATACAGCGATTGAAGCGGCGGAAGGGGAATTATTTGTTTTCCTGCAAGACTTTGTTTTGATGCCCGAGGATGGAATTGAGAGGCTGGTTGATATTTACAAACACAACCCTAAATCTTTCATTTCACCAGTCGATCAATATAACGAGCCAGCAATTAAACCGAATCAGTCAGATAAAGAAGACTGGTTTGATGGTAAGACTGGAGCTGATGTTATTGGTAAATTTATGAGAGAGAGCATTAGACAACAACACATTGGTTTGAGAAAAAGTTTTAAGATAACTGATTTTGAACAGAACTTTGGGGCAGTACCAACAGCTTTGCTAAAATCTCTTGGTGGCTACTATGAATTCTTTGATGAAGCGCTTGGCTTTGATGATACCGAGATAATTTTTAGAGCTGATAGGCTTGGATACAATCTGATTGTTGATGATAGCATTGTTGCTATTTGCATTGACCACTGGGGAGCGCTTGGTAAAGACGAGGGTGGCACAAGTGTCAACAGAACTCGCAGACTTAATGATCCTAGAATGGCTTGGATGATTAAACAAATCGAAAGTGGAAAACTACCAGTAGTTAGAACTCAAGAGATTGACGATAGAATTGATTTACAGTATGAGGTGCCAGAGGAAATTGATGATGAACACTGTGTAGAGTGGGTAAGAGCGAATGTGAATAACATTGTGGAAAAGTGGGGTGACTTATGAGAATTTTAGTAACTGGATCATCTGGCTTAATAGGATCGCACGTTGTTAAAAAACTTATAGAAGAAGGAAATGAGGTTTTTGGTATATCAAGATCAAACGACAACTTGCACGATCAGGAAACCAGATTTAACATTGATTTATTAGATAAAAAAGCTACTACCGATGCTGTTGAAAAAATAAAGCCAGAGGTTGTCTATCACTTCGCAGCTAACGCTGCTGAGGGGAAAGCACAATTTTCACCAATAGATATTACTCAAAGAAACATTGGAATATTTTTAAATGTTTTAGTACCATCAATAAATAATGGAATGAAGCGCTTTATTTTTACATCTAGTATTGCTGTTTATGGTTCGATTGAAATTCCTTTTAAGGAAAGCGATCCTCCAATCCCTCAAGATATTTATGGCATCAATAAGATGGCTTGTGAACAAACCATTAGGGTACTGGCAAAGGTACACGACTTTGAATTTGTTATTGCTAGACCACACAATGTTTATGGTCCAGGACAGAATATGAGAGACCCATACCGAAATGTTGTTACTTTATTTATGAACTCACTTCTCAAAAACAAACCATATTCAATCTTTGGCGATGGCACAATGAAGCGCTGTTTTTCCTACATTGATGACGTAGCAGAAGTTTTAAAGAAAATGGCAACAGCGCCAGTCGCAGGTTTAACTGTTAATGTTGGTAGTGAGAAGGTCTACACGATAAATGAGCTCTCAGACACAATTAGGGAGGTTTCAGGTATTGATATTGAGCCTAACTATTTGCCAGACAGACCTCAAGAGGTTCACACGGCAAAGTCAGATCATTCAATTTGCAAAATAGTTTTTGGTTATAGTGATACAGAGTTTTTAAAAGGAATTAAAGAAACCTGGGAGTGGTGCAAGCAACAAGGACCACAAGAACAAGAATTTACAGAGGTTGAAATCCCAAGTAAAAAGTTGCCTAAAACCTGGAAGAAATGAAAGTAATTTATAGACTTTGCGACATTGAATCAACTAATCCTCCTCCAATTCTTAGGGGATCAAAACTAGCTCTTAATCTTTATTGTCTTGATAAGTTTGTTGAGGCTTTTAAAGAGGTAAAGCCAGAGATTATTTTCTTATGCGATCACACCAGGAACTATGATCAAACATTAAAAGATAATATCCCATTTAAGTTTTCAACAGAATATACTAATGGTGGAATTAACTCGACCTATCTTAGATCTTTTGAAATTGCTAAAGATTTAGATGAAGATGTGCTTTTCCAGGAATGTGATTATGTTTACAAACCAGATACGGGATTAGAGATTGTTGAGGCCATCAAAGAATTTGGGTTTATTAGTCCTTATGACCATCCAGATAAATACCCAAGTGATAATGTTAAATTGAGATGGTTTAACGGTCGGCATTGGAGAAATTCTCCATCAACAACAATGACTTATGGTACTACTAAAGAAAATATAAAAGAACATTATGAATTGCTAACAAAGCACGGCTATTTAGATCAACAGATGTGGCTAGAACTAACTGCCACCACTGGCAAAGAACTTTGGACTCCAATATCAACTATTGCAACGCATATGGTAGCAAGTCAAATTGCTCCAGGAATGGAATTTTGAAAGTAAGTATTGTAATGCCTTGTTTGTTAAGAAAAAAAGAGCACAAAGACGTTGTAATTGAATGTCTTGAATCAGTGAAGCTATTTTCACCAGGCGCCGAGCTAATTGTTGTTGATGATGGTTCACCTCTTTCAACAAAGTTTTTAAATAAATACGCTGATTTAGTTATTCATCACACTAAAAGTAAGGGAATAGCTTTTGGCTGGAATAATGGAATTAAGCTTGCCAAAGGAGACTATATTGTCGTGATAAACGATGACATTGTTGCCAGACCAGGATGGATTGAGGCGATGTTAAAAGGCTTTGAAACAGAAGGAGCTATGGTCACAGCGCCATCAGTTGAACATATGGCTGCAGGAACTGGAATAAAAGTAGACCACACCTGGTTTCCTGGATCTTGTTTTATGTTGAGTAAAAAAACAATTAAAGAAATTGGTTATTTTGACGAACAATTTGCTCCATTCAATTATGAAGATGTTGATTACTGGACTAGAATTTGTAAAGCAGGTGGCAAGATGGTTAGAAATTATGCGATCCAGGTAAGGCATAAAGAGGGCGATGTAATTCACAAGTTTGAAGGTGGTGGAGAAATTAACGATGCTAATAGAGACCGATATATAAAAAAGTGGGGTTTTGACCCAATTAAGGTTTTCTACTGGAAGACCGATGTTTTCCCCTGGCAAAAATAGACTTGCAAACCTATAAGACAATGCTTTAGCATTATCTCTATATGTCAGCAACCTTACAGCAAATTTTAATAGATAGCGCCGCTTACTTAGATTTAACGGCAGAACTTCCAACAGACCAAGAATTAACAACTAGAAAAAATTATGCCGATAGAGCTGTTAGAGAAGGGGCTGCTAGTGGTCATTTAAAAGAATTTTCAACACCTTACACTACTTATGCAACTTGTGCTACAGTTTCACTACCAACCAATTTTAGAGAAGAAGAAACAGAACTTTACGCACTAGATACGTCTGGGAGCTGGAAGTCTTTTCCAATTATTTTAGCAAAAGAGATTTATGGTCAAAATATTAACGACCAGTTTGCTTATATTACTGGCAATAGAGCCGATGGCTTTGTTATGACCATTAACAATCTCTCAAATTACACAACCTTATCATTTACTTATCAAAAATATCCTGCTGGGCTACCAAGTCTATCAAGCATTTGTGAACTCAGTGACGAAAACTATGTGACACGCAAAATTGAGGCTTATGTACTCGAGTCACGAAGCGATGACAGATTTACTCTTGTTGATGCCGATGCGAATAGAAAACTTGCCAATATGTCTGGTAGAAGTAACAAAAAACCAGCTGGGGC